GTCAAGAGATGCGCTCTTCACACCAAAGCGCGCAAAGCGTTCCCGGTCCTTGCAACGACCTCAACAATATCGGCCACTCCATTACCTAGAGCCACAGCGTGCTGCATGTGTTCTGCCCACGACTTATCAGTCGATGGCTTGTGCAAGCGGCAAGCTGCATAAGCAGGATTGGATGGGTCGAAACGAACGCGCCATTCACAACAAACCAAAACCTGCAGCTCAACAGCGTCTGGGTTGTAAATGAAAATTGGGTTGAAACCTTCCTGGTGAGTTGAATCCGTGCTGTCGATAGTGAGCTGACCACTACCGGCTTGTTTCAATGTGGTGAATTTTGCCAACTCACTCATGTTGTTAGGCACGGCATCGACATGCACTCCGCGGAGTGCAAGCTTTCCGGCCGAACACATTCTGGGGTTGGAATAACTCACGAGATTGTCGGCTAAATCTTGATAACTGGTGCTATTGTCGCCTTCGGCCAAATGAACCTTGTTCTTGCACCTGCCGATATATACCATACCAGACGCGTTCTGCAAAGATTCTTTGTTCAGAATCTGAACTGAGAAAGCTGCCGGTACGACCGATGCAGCTTCCCACGAGCTCGAGACCATTGACCCAAAAGAATACATATAAGCTGAGTTCGTAGCGCTTCGCAGCGTGCCCAGAGGCGCATTCGTGTTGATGCAATAATGATTAGACCACTGTCCCGCGTCAGACCCAACGTGCATGACCGGTCCGAACAACGCCAGACGGCGCTGGTCAGCAGTGGAAGGATTCCAAATCGCAGTGGTACGAATGATAGTATACGGAGCAACAGCTCGCGGAAGCGACAAATGCGGTTCAGCGAATGCATTCCAACATGAGAGGTTAGATCCACGGCGGAATCCACCGCCGCCACGACCCTTCCTCGATCCACGTTTGGAACTGCGTTGACCACCTCTCGGCTTGTGCGGCCCACCGCCCCCAAAAGGAGCGCTGGGCACTGCACCAGTCCCTTGTTTGATCCCCACAGTCAGAGTCGTGTCCTTGATCGCTCGACGACGCGCCATCGTAGTGCCCAACACAGCAAACAACGTTCGACAACTTAAAGGAAATGGTTACCCGTCACGCTCTAGAAACTCGTCGCAAGTGACGCAAAGCGCACTGAAGATCGCTTGAAATTAAAGTTATGCTATTTTTATGCGAAAAACGCAAGCTAAGAATCCGTGGACGCACCACGGAAAGAGTACAACGCTATTGGGAGTGCACCAAAGCGTGTTAATTGTGAAACTTTCACGGCTACAATAGGGCGGGAGCCAAACCGCCGGTATACGCAATACCTGTTGCCAATTAAATTGCCCATAAAAGATCCTTGTTGCAAGTTTCAGTGCCCTGGGCAAAAGCACCTAAATGTTGCTTGAACTTGGAAAGAGCATCCGGAGAATTCCTGACGACAGAAAGCATGGCATCAACACGAAGGCCGAAATCGTTGCTTGTGCAGTTTGCCAACAAATTCCACGCTAGCTTTTCAGGCTTATCATAAGAAGCTGTACAATGTTTCCTGTCGACGTGGTGAGAAGTGAAAGGCACAACACCCGCTGGTTGAATAACAACGTCACGGCTCTTGGTGCCAAACTTCTTGGCTGCTTCTGGGTTGAACCCTACATCAGCAACCATGTCATCACCGTTTCCGACAAACTTCTTAGCTCCACAAACTTTAGCCTGGCTGTGCCTAGAGAAAGTGTTGTCTGCAGTAGTTGAACTCTGGCCAGACGTGTTTATGCCTTCCTTGTTGCAACGCCAGATTTCTCCTTTGTTCTCACAAACGTGCTTGTAGTTTAGATGAGCAAGAGTCATGATCAAACTAGAAACAGCAGGATCGTCACAAGACAGGCAGCGCCTCTTTGCGTGATTGAGGTGCGCCTGCTTGTCCATGGTGAAATCCCACATAGACGCGTCACAGGTCAGAAGGAATTCGTCGTCTCCAAAGACCGCGTCAAAAGCGGAACACAAGTGCTTAATGCCTTCATCATGGTGGCCCATCCCAGCCGCAGAGTGGAACTTCTCCCCGGACTGATAATGGTCAATGTCTCTGGCATTCAGAGCTTTGTGCAATAACTTTTGAACAAAGCAGTCGATCAACGAACTGATCCATATCATTCTGTAACGTCCTTGTTTAGCTTTCTTCGGAGCATGGGGCTCTTGCTTAACGGACAAAAGTAAAACGTCTTTCAACCCATACTTCACAGCCTGCTCTGGAGTATATCCAGAGACGCTATCAGCATGGATTAACATCAAAACCAACCTGCACTGAACCAAGTCGATCATCGCCAACAACAACTCCGGGTCGGTCGCCCATTGTCTCTTGTTCTGCCTGCGAAACCTGGCTGAAACACCAGAAGATGTGTCTGCCAAGGTGGCAGCAAGCTTGTACCAGCCTTCAAATCCTTGCTGAGCATGCGATTTCAACAAAGTAGTGTCAAAATCAGAACAACCTGCCTCAAAAGCCTCCTGCCAGTCAGCAGCAGATGCAACTGGAGGATCGACGGAGGCAAGCTTTGCATGCGCTTTCATCGAAGCTGAAATGTTAGCACGAGAGTTCTCCGGGGTGACCCATTCATCGTCTTCACAACCCAGGTCCTTCAACAACGCTTTGATCGCGGTAGCGCGCTCTTTAGCGACGTCAGACATTGGCTTAGACTTCTTCTTACGGTCGGGAGTAGTAGCTGATCTGTTACCATCAACCCTATACTCTCCAACCTTCTCAAAGAACGCTTTGCCGTTTTCGTCTGGCATCACGTCGTTGAAGGAAAGCCACGTGGGCTGGACTACATCCATGTAGGAGCGATAAACCGAAAAAGCATCAGAAGACACAACAAAATCATGAATGGCACACACGCCGTGTTGCTCAACCGCCGACTTCAATGCGGGAGCAAAAGAAAAATCACCATTGATGACCTGCTTCTTGACGACAGCGAGGTCCAAGGCGAGTGGAATACAAACTGCAGCGGCAGCAACGGTCCCTTTCACAACTGTAGATAGCGACAAACCGGGGCTTGAGCTCTCTCCAGCGCTCTTAGGCGAAAGGAGACCGGGTGGCGCAGAAAGTCCACTGGAAGGAATAGAAGTGGGAGGAATAAAAGAATTGGCAGGAGCTTCGTTCGCATCAACAAAGTCTTCATCGTCTTCAGCCACAGCAGGTAAGCTCTCGCCCACCGGCTCGGCGTCTCCACGGCGGCGAAATCGCCTTCCCATGTGACCCTCATAAGCTTGACTTCTATCTCCGTAAAGTTCGTTCATTATGCGGTCTTGGGTGGCTTCCCACAAATCATCGTCTTCATAGCATTCTTGCGATACCCTGTGGAAGTCCAGCGGATCTTTAACATTGTCATTGTCATAATCCAAAGACTCTCCAACGGCAGCCTTCAAAACAGCGGCGAAGACCGAGTCGTAATACAACCCCACGGACCTCATGTACGAAAAGATAATGTCGAAGCTGACAGCCACATTGTACTTGCCAGTCAAGTCAATGAACTTTCCTTGGGGCCGAGCAACGTGGAAACCAACGTACTTTGGAACGCCTCCAACAAAACGACGCAAAGCTCCTCCACTCGAGCCAGGCTGAGTTGAAACTTGATGGAAGACCAGACCGGCCCTCTCCACAGCCTTAGCCTGTTGTGGGAGTCTCCCTTCTGACACTAAGAGAATTCCTTCAGAACCTTGACCGTACTGGATGTCGATCGAGCCAGCGTTCGGAGCAGCAAAATCCTTTGAAGACAAAGCTTTAGCTCCGATAGCGGCCCACTCGTTGCCAGTCAAGCGTGCGACAGCAATATCAGTCGCCCCTCCTTCGACATAAGACGAGGGAATGGAGAACCTGTTGGCGGCTATCTTGACGCCCGCGGCCTTGGAATTACCCCCGGAAAGTACAACGAAATCTTTACCCTTCACAGAGTGACCGCAAAGGAGAGCACACCCTGCGATGTTCAAACCCATACTGTCATAGACTCCACTGGAGGTGTTAACTCTGAAAGCACCTTTCCAGAGAGCTTGATCCAAGCTCCTTGAGACCCTTGCGTCTGGGAGAGCTGACTCACCACAAGTAGTGGGTTGAGGCTCACTCCAACGCCAATTAACGCGAAAATCCTCGTCGAACCCCGACCCACCGGATGGTTCGAGGCGCATAAGTTTTCCGCCATCGGCCACAGGAAATCGATAATAGTAAGTGACCGGACAGCTCTCATCATCAAGGTTGCGATAACGAAAGAAACCCTCAGTCTGAGGGAACACATCAGAAACGACAACCTTCCT